TCCATCATATATTCTTGATAAAACTTCTGAGGCTGACCGGAATCTGCGTAAAATCTTTTCTTTTCTTTTATTTTAGATAGAGGGAAAAAGGATTCCCACAATGGTGTATTTTCATCCAGTAATGCTTTATAAGTAATAACTTTCCATGAAAACTTTTTATTATCTTTCTTAGCTTTTTCGTGATTAGTTATAAGATTATTAATAAAAGAATCATAATGAACAGGAGTACCATTAACACGCAACCTCCCAGTATGAGGCTCAATAGCAGGATAGACAACCGCAGTAACCAGATTAGCGTTTTTATCCCTAGCTTCTCTTGTGATTGTGTTTGCTTCGTGTTCGAAGTCATCAAGTACGATGAGGTCGTATCTTTTGTGGAGTTTTGCTCCACCTCTGATTCCTGCAACATTGCTTTTACTAATAAGTTTACACCCATTTGTTAGTTCTATATCTTCTTCTGTCCATTTCCTACCTCTCATAGGGCCAAAATAATATTTTATCTTATCATTGTATTCTAAATGATGTTTGATATAATCCATATTTCCTACACTAAGCTTTTGTGTGGCAGAAACCCAAGCATAAAATAAGAAATTCTCTCTTGTCGTAAATACAAAGTCTTTAATAATTGATGCTTTTGTTAATACAGTCTTGCCATGACCACGAGGTATAATAATAGCAGCTTGTTTTATATTTAGGTCATCAATGGCGTCGGCTACTTCATAATGAAAGAAGGGAGTCTCACTTCTCTTAAAATCGTCTGGAAGGAATAGTTTACCAAATGATATAAGGTCTTTACTAGCTAATCGTAAAGCTTCTTCAGCTTTCGTTATGTTCTGGCTGTTTATATTTGCCATCTAAAAACTCTTTAAATTTATCTTCGTTACCTTCCATTTCAATGTATTCATTGAATAATGTTTCTAATGTTCTTAATCTTTGGATTACAAATTGAATTGGAGCAGCCATATCTTCTATCGACCTCCTTAAATCATGTTTGCTATAATTTTTACTTTTCTTCATTTAATTTTCCCAGCATTGGATGCCTTCTTTATTAAATTGCATAGTAGTCCAACCAGTCCTTATGATAGGATAGAAAGAATACCTAGCATAATCCGCATATCTCAGGAATGAGCCTCCTCGTATATACCATCTTCTTCTCAATTCTTCTGTATTATCCTTCCCTATAACTAAGCTATCCATAGGCTTAACATATAATTGATGATTATGACCTAAAAAGAATACATCTCCATCACTATACACAGCAGCCATACTATTTAATTCTGTGTCTCCATTCTTTCCTCCGCCTTTACCATGGCCAGATACAAGGTTATAAGAAGAACCGTTTACTTTTACCCTCGTATAACCGGGCATCCTATAGTAAGGGACTCCTAATTCATTTGCTAATACTTTACATACATCGAAATCCAGAATATTGAAAGAACGCAAGTAATCATGGTTACCACCTCTAATAAATAAGCACTTATCTTTTATAGGTTCTACTAATCTAGCAAACTCTAAATATTGTTCTTCTGGAGGAATATCCTGACCTCTTTGATTAATTTTATAATGAGGGGGTATTAACTCTAATAAATCGCCGTTACCAAACCATTTAGCATCATCGTCTTCTTCTATCATTTTAATGGCTTCTTCAAACTTTTTAAAGTCATGCTCCACTGCCCCTACATGAACATCAGTGAGCCCATGTATTCTTATCTCTTTTTTTGCAGATACTTCTAATATATCCCCCGGTTCAACATACTTTAATTCGTGTAAAACATTAACATCAATTTGTATAGAAAAATATCTACCACAGCCTCCACATTTAAATTCCTGAGTTCTATTGCCAGTTTTTAATATCTTAACGCCATTTTTTTGTGTCTTTAATGAATTACATCTAGGACATCTCATTAGTAATTTCTCCGCTTAATTTCTTTTGTGCTCTCGTAGCCCCTTCAATTTCATCAGAAGTGAATCCTTGAAATACTCCAAGAAGGCCTGTCTCTGTTTGTTTTATTATATTACCCGAAGTTCCCACAATCTTACCTAACTCTTTAGTGGATTGTAGAATAATATTATCGTCTTCACTAAAATCTGCAAGATTTTTTAATTTACTAAGGACATATTCGTGGTCTACCCCTAAACCCTTAGCTACATCAAGCACCGATTTTTCTATCTCTTTCATTACTCTCTCCTGTTTAAGTAGTATTGTTGCCTTTTTCCTAGCTTTTTGATTAGACATTTCATTATACGCAATCTTATAAGCATCCACTGCACCTAAACCTACTACAATATTAGTAGCAAATTCTCTTTCTTTATGAGTTACTTCTTTTCTTTTATAAACACGATTAGAAGTGTTCTTTATTTTAGTGGAGAATGTATATCTATTTGGATGATTATCAAAGTCTGTATCCATTTTAACATTTGGGCGATTCAGGAAGCTACCAACTATAGTCCTTACCCAACCTTTTGCGAATTTATAATTCTTCCTATCTGAATGATGTTGTACACTATTCGATACTTTTATTAGTTGTACTATTCTGTCGTCATCAGAATACACCCAATCCCCTTCATTTGCATCTCTCCAATCTGGACGCACAACTATATTAGGGTACTCTTCTCTAAATTCATCTATATCTTCATAGACGAAATACTCTACACCTTTAATCGTTCTTTTTTCTGACATTTATTTTTTCTTGGATTTTTAAATCACCTATCTGTAATACAAGATTGTCAATTAATAAACTGACATCTTTATGTATCATAAATATATCTCCATCTATCTCTAATGGAATCATCTCTTCTGAAAGGTTTTTTAACACAGCTTCTTGAGTCTGGATAGGGAGGTTTGTTAGTTCTTCTATTAAGTCAGCCATAATTATTTTTTTATACATACCTTTTATTTTCCCTTGCCCTACCACCCTTTAATCTAATACATTTGTCAAGCTTGCCCAAGTTATAATTACTAGAAAAATTATGCTATTTTGATATGTAGCCTTTTTACAATATATACCCCCTATAAGGGGGATTTCGCAAAGCGATTTTTAGTTATTTTTCATTTAAATAGAATTTAATAGTAATTAATTAACATAATCTAACTCAATAAAGGAGGCTAATATGCCTACATGGAATGAACTCGTCGAGAGAGCTGGTAAATACATCACACAGTTGTTAGACCAGCATGAGAAGGCACCAACGTTTGGTGTGTATAATAAGTTGATAGGTAAGAAGTCATCAAGTAAGCGTGATGTTACTCAGGCTTGCATGGCTAACCTTAAGCTTGTGAATGAAATATCTCAGATGTTGTATAAAGCTGATGTAATATCGTTTGAAGATGACGTTAAGATACCTAAAGCAACCATTAACACCAAGCAACCGTAAGAAGAGGGGGAGAAGTTTTCCCCTTTTTTAGCACCCATTGGTACTGCTTGTGCCAATAAAACGTCTAAGTTGTGCAATATGAAGTGCATCCACCAAAGTCATATTAATCTGGGATATTATCTTCCATTTTGTATCAACTTGGGCATTAACCATTAATTAGTAAGGAGTCAGTAATGAGTAAGAATAGTTTTACATATGGCAATATAGATTCAATGAACAGTACACATAAGTTTGTGAGTAGAGTTAATAGTTCAATTGCTAAAGAACAGTTAAGAGACGTATCATGAGTATCAAGATTAAATTACAGGTGAGATATTAAACTAATGTTCCCGAGGTATCCGAAAGGAACGTCACCTGTATTAATTGAGACTAGACTCGGCAAGTCGATGAATCAAAGAGTATATGCTATAAGATTACACTTTGTGGATACACCTTGTGTAAACGGTGAAATATACGTTACTACTACTATCGTTCTATTAGCGAAGTCCTACGGATAGATAGCTATGTAGATAAAAAGGTCTTATGGATGAGTAAACTCTCGTCTCAATAATATTTAAGGGCATTGTAATATATATCCACAACTACAATGTACGATATATCGGACTCCGCATCTGATACAGTGCCCTTTTAATTAACAAGGAGAATACAATGAAACAAGATTTATTTGAGAAGATTCTTATTATAAGTGTCATGGCAATAGCAACGACAGCCCTTATCATTGGATGTTCGATAATGATTATTGTCTTAACATTTTAACAATAAAGGAGAAAACAATGGAAAGAGTTACACAAAAGAGCAAAGTTAGAGAGCATCTTCAATCGGGTCAGTCTATTACTCCTATTGATGCATTAGAAAGATATGGCTGCTTTAGGTTAGCTGCTATCATCCATGCTTTAAAAAATGATTATGGAATGAATATCGAGACAGAGCTAGTTAAGAATAAGTATGGCACTAAGTATGGTAAATATACAATGGTAAAGACTCCAGTACACAATAATGTTATGTCAGAAGATGAAGATAAAGTTAATCTTTTACTAAAGATATATGGGTACGAGAATGTTGTGTT